CGTTTGAGCCATTTGTCGAGGGCGAACCAGGATGGGAAGGGTGGATGACTGAAGCAAATAAAGCAATCGCAGCCTCTAAAGCCGCAGCCGAAGCCGCTGCTGGAGCGGCTGCGCCGATGGCGGAGGTTCGTGACGAGGATCAGATTCCGACCCCTAAGATTGACGCTATGGAGGGAGAGGGAATACCGCAGCACATGTCAAAAGGTGACTATCATACAAAAGGTATCAATAGGAGATTTCAGTACGATTCGCCGACCATGTCAGGATCCGGTGCTGCCATGAGTACATCCGCAAAGGAAAGGGGGGAAACGCATGCGCGCATCAACAAGACGTTCCAGGATCTTGATCTGAAAATCTTAGATCTCAAGGCAGCATACCGTCAGGATGCTGAATTGTTCGAACCTCTCCATCGCATCCTGAATATACTCTACGACAAGTACCGAACTGGACAAGAGAGCGCGGCTACGCTGGAAGAACAGTTCAAACTACTTCGCATTGAAATCACCAACACGATCGAAACTGTGTGGGATCGCATTCGCCACCGGATTGATATTCGGGCGGCCCGACTCGACGAACGGATATTCGCTAACCAGATGTTTCCTAACCGAGTTATGGGATGGCATGACGTCGATGAGACACCACCTCTCCATCAGTAAGGTTGCAAATCTACTCTGTCTTTACTTCAACCCCCTCCGCCACAACTGTCACCGGTGGTGTCTCAATAGGAGCATCATCAACTGCGCGCTTACTTCCGAATTTACCCTTGACAGCTATGTAACCCTTAGCGTGTAGGTATCTCAACGCGAGTTGACCCGCGGCATGCTTGCGCTTTGACACGATGCGACCCGCCGCGTTCTTCATGAGGTCATCTTTCGTCAGCCTACCGGACGTACGCTCCGCGCTGCCGTGGAACACTTCAGCTCGTGATCCGACCTTTTTGACGGTTTTTGCCATGTTTGCTGTTTATTTAAACGAGGCCCGAGCGGTGGCGCTTCATGCCGTGACCACCCAGCGAGCCGTGGGCCTGCGAACCATACTCGAGCGCCTTGCCGATGTGACTAGCACCCGGGACACCATACGCCTCCGCCATCTTAGTGAGGCCGTGCTTCTGGTTGATGCCGTGCGCCTTGTGGGCAAGCTCGAGGCCCTTCATGACGGCGTGCGACGCGCCGCTGAGGAAGTTGCCACGGCCGACCATGCGGTTAAGGTGCGTCTTGGTCATGCCCGTCTCCGGCGTTGCAGCCTCGACATCCGCGCTGTTGAGGATCGTCTTGCGGATCGCGGACTGGCCGCGCACCGTCTCAAAGAAACCCGTGTTAATGGCGATGAGCGTGACCGTGGTAGCCGTAAGCGAATCAAGGTAGCCGTACGGGTTGGACGTCTGCATGTTGATCTGGATAGAATAATTACCGAGGCATCCCGGCGCCAGGCCCGGGCTGAGCGTGATGTCGTGGCCCATGCGCAGGAGGATCGGGCCACCCGACAGCTGCGTAAAGCCCGTCTGCCTGTAAGTAGGAGCAACGGTCGCGATCGCCGCGTTGTTGGGCGTGACACGCGCGAGACTCGGGTAGGCGGCCTGCGTGTAGCCACGCCACTGGTGCCAGTCCATCGGCATGCCGCTTGCAACCGCAGACTCGTAGAGATTGAACTGCTGGAACCCAGAGCACAGATTGCTGAAGTTATCAAACGTAACCGCAACGTTCTGGATCGGAACATAGTAGTCAAGCTGGCTCGGGCCCCTGGTCGCGGGCTTGACGTACACCATGATCATGTCCGGAATAGACGTCAGCGAGATCGTGTTCGTGGAGATAACCTGCGCGCCCGCAAAGCTCGTCCACGTATCAGTCTTGACATAACGGGGGAACTCGACATACGGAACAGTCGACACGAGGGGAAGCGTGATGTCCGGGCCCGGCGTGAGGAACCCGACATACAGCGTAGGCTTCGTCCACGGGCCATACTGATTTGTAGACGAACCAAAGAGGAGGTCGCTGATAACCGTGCGAACGTTAGACGAGCGCAGGATATTGCCCGTGTTTGAGGTCGGGCGAGTCAGGTCGTCAACCCAATAAGGCTGAGAAGCCGTACCGCCCGTAGCAGCAATGGCCGTGATGGTGCTGCCCGCGTTCAGGCACGCAAAGCAGGTACCGAGCGTGGCGAAATTGAGAACGAACTGCATATTTGTCATTCCGTACAAGCCCACCGTCTGGAACTCCGCGCTATCGGCCCAGACAAGCGGCGAGAGAACAAGCGGCTCGACGACAGACACCGCACCAAAGACGGGCATGGGGCCCGACGAAACAGGCCAGCCCGCGCCAAGGCAGATTGCAGTGCTCGAGGAAATAGAGGTGCCGAACTGAACGCAGCTGTACGTAGAGCCAATCTGGCCAAGAGCACCACTCACGAGAGAGCTCACGAAGCCAACGGACGCGGGAGCACTGCCAGCAGCCGTGCCGTTGCGCAGATACAGACGCGCGGCAATCATACTAAAAGGCGGCACAGTCACAAGCAGCGTAAGAGTCGCGGTCGTCGCGGTAACACTCGAAAGCACAAATCCAGGCTGGCCAGTGTACGTATCACCAGCCGCAATAAGATCACCACCGGGAAATCCAGTCGTCCACACGGGCTGGTTATTCACAAACGGAACAACAACAAGACCGCCGTTTGTAACACCGCTGACCTGCGAGTTCTGAGCAGCAACATACCAACCAACGCCAGAACTAGCCGCAGCCGTGTTCGGAAGAACACCAGACTTGTCAAGACCGAACGAAGATGCTGTTCCAGCCGGGAGGTACGGAAAGCCAGCCTGGGCGCCAACCTTGACCGGGGCGGCTGCGACACCAGAAAGCGGGCTGGCCTGCGTTGCATCCGAGAACCACGTGGTCGGGAATGCGCCAGTTGGGATATCACCCAGAGAATTGACAACACTGTACGAAGAAAAGTTTCCCGATCCGTTAAACACGTCATCGCGGCCCCACGCAAACGTATCCGTGTTCGAAGGCGTCGTGCGCTGCTTAGTGTTCTCAGGGGTCATCGTAAGCAGAAGCTGCTCGCGAAGGGTGTCGCCGTTCGTCGTAACCGTGCAGTCATTCAGCGTGGCGGTCATGTTTGTGAGGGCACTCTGGAGGGGGAATGCGCAATACGAAAGATCCTTAGCCGACACGGCAGTCGCATAGCCAGACTGGAGGAACATCTCGCCAAGGTTGGCATTCATGAAGCCCATATCCGCAACCACCTGCTGCTGGATACCCATCGACGCATCGGGAACATCCGTGTTTGCGACATACTCGTAATAAAGAGTCACGGACTGTGCAACTGCCTGGTTAATATTCACAGTGTAGCTAACGTTACTCGCCGAGGCAACAATTGTCGTACCCGCAGCAACCGTGCTGCCAAACAGCCTCGTGCCGATCGGAAGGGTCGCGCTCGCGGTGGGAAGGGTGCTACCGGCAACGATCTTGAGCGTGTTGCCGATGATTGTTCCACTGTTTCCAGTGGTCTCGCCAACAATAGAACCAAACAGCTTCATCGAAGGGCCGCGAGACCCACCATAGAAAAGCTGCGCGGTAAAGTTAAGAGCCGCCGACAGCTGAATCTTGCGATCGACGAACACGTTAAGAGACGGAACCAGAACCTGGAACGTCATCTGACTGGAATTTGCAGAGATTGCCTGGAACGGCGCAACGCTCACAGACAGAGCGCCCTTCTGCACGGCATACGCCGGCTCCGACTGCTGGAGACGTGCATCGTACACGGCGATCTTTGAAATTGTGCTCATCCTGACAGAGTCCCTAGTCTTATGACCAGCTTGAGTGGGGTGGTCTTAAGTGGGACTACTGGCTAGATTTGCGTAAAACAGGCGGTTGGCAACTACTGCTTGATCTGAAACTCATAGCGCATAAAAACAGAGCCACCATTCGAAATCGTAAGAGGCCGCAGCGCGTTAGAATTCTTCATGCGCATGCAGACTTGGTAGTCGAATGTTACGAACGGCGTGGAGCTCTGAAGAGCGCACCGAATTGCCGTCTGGGGCTCAAACGTAATCTCATTTCGAAATTCCTGGCCGTTCTGATTGACAGCTCGCACCACAAACTCGCCGAGGATTTTTAAGGTGTTTCCGTTTGAAGCGTCCAGTGGAGATGAATACACATCACCAAGGATGTACGCAGGAGCAACTTGGTCGTCGAGCACAGGCACCTCACCCGTCACTACAACGATCGTGTCAACTGGATTCCACATGAGTCCAACGGACGGGTAATCCTGGGTAAAGGTATAATTATACGGCGTGTTTCCGGCAACACGGCCATACGGAAGATACGACGTAGATGCAACCGTTGGGGTCACATACGGCAGAGGCTGCTGAACTGCAAGTCCACTAGCATTTACCTGAGGAAGGTATCGCACGTACGAAGATGTAACTTGTGTGCGCGGATCCGTATAGACTAAGCGAAGCGCCGGCCAGTTCCCAAATAGCTGGTGGAAGTAGTCGTCAACCTCAACATTCATCTTTTCATCGTACGACCTGAACGGGTGGCGCGCCACAGTATATGCTTGAGTATTGGCAGGTGCAGTACCGGTTAAACCCCACGAATCACGAGCTTGGTCATTCAGTGCCGAATTTGCCACCTGTTGCGCGGATACTTGTGCATTTGCGGCATCGTCAATAAACCCACCATACCCATCGTCGACATTTGTGCCTTGCGTCCCTCCAAATCCATAACTGTCAAGGTTGAGGAGGAAGATTTGCGTAGTAGGGTTGAATGTAATAAAAGGCGCAGCAGTCGCAACAGCAGGTAGGTTTGCGGTGATTTGAGCCGCAGTCGGACTTGCAATATAAACATCTGCCGCTGAGGCTGTCCAATCTGCTGTAACTGTGGGTAAGTTTGTCGTGGTTGCAGTTGCCGTGTAGACGGTCGGAACGGGTGCAACCCGGTACACAATGTAGATAATGCCTGAGCCTCCGTTCCCCCCTGTGGATTGGCCGCTACCAGCGCCACCACCTCCACATCCAGGACCTGTAGCGCTCGTTCCGTTTTGTCCAGCACGACCGCCTGCTCCTCCAGACAAAGCCGATCCCGACGGAAGAACACACGATCCGCCAGATCCACCACTGCCAGATGTTGCAGATGAACCGCCACCACCACCCGCAGCAAGAATCGACGAGATACCACCAATAAAAATCTGCCCTCCGTTTCCTCCGTTAATTGCCGGACCAGATGCTGCACTATTTCCTCCTCCGCCGCCACCCGATGCAAAAACACCAACTGAAGCGGGAGTTGCCGCATTTCCATTCTGTCCAGTGCCTCCAGCTCCAAGACCGGGAAGAGTCGTAGACCCAGCACCGCCACCGCATGCGCCAGTCGCGCCATTCGCAGACGCAGATCCTCCGCCTCCACCACCAAGAGCAGTCAGCCCGTTAAATGTCGAAGCTCCTCCATTTGCTCCAGTGCTTCCACCAGCACCGGGAACAAATGAATATGATGCGCCTACCTTGAAGTCCATGTTTGACACGACAATCTGGCCACCACCTCCGCCTCCTCCGCCATTGTTTCCCACTCCACTTCCACCGCCGCCGCCTGCTCCCACTAAAATTACATACGCGGAGATGGTCGCAGATGATGCCGAAAATGTGACGGTTCCACCACTTCCAGTAAGAATGACCCAGTCAGACGTTAGACCCGATTGAGCCGAGCCACCGCTAATAAGAGTTGAGGGATACGTCGACGCTGCAGTTGAATACGTTACAACGTCCCCATAATAATATTTCCGCCCCGGGACATACGACGACACAATAGACGTTCCGCAGTCCATCCAGATAACAGGGTTTGTAGTAGGGTTAACTGCGCTATTCGCATATTGAGCGTAATACGCGCGCCCATTGACAGTGACAGAGTCTCCCACATTATAATAGGCGTTCGGATACCAAAATCCGGTATTGCAGTTGGCAGAACACACAGCTTGGATCTGGCGCTGAAGACACTGCTCGCCAAGTGGAATTGTGCCATCATTGTCGAACTCGTCGTAGATAAGACGCTGGAATGTCGGATTCACACACTGATTCAGGAAGTGCTGATACGAATAACAGTCAAAGTATGTCGGCGATGGCCCGTTCGTACCCTGTTTCACATCTTGAGGCGTCGGAACGACCAGCGCCGCCTGATCCTCCGGAACCCACCGAACTGTCTTGTACGAGTATAAGTTCACAGTCGTGCGGAATCCGAGCTGAAATGCACGAGGCGCAACAACCGTTTGATCGGTCGCACCCGCTGGGATCACGAAAACTGAATTCGGAATGAACCCAAGAAGCTTGCACGCCTGCAGAATACCCTGCTTTGACGGATGCGTGGAATTCACATACGACCCCGGCGCGATCTGGCCATTCTGCTGGGCATACGACGACGGCATGGAGAAATCAAGATAGACCGATAAGGATCTGCTTGTATTTGTAAATGAATAGTACTGCGTGTTCGTTGAAGCACTTGGGCTGGGTGCTGCAACAGTGATCGTCGTAAGACCGGCACTTGTGAACAGACTCTGCAGACGAGATGCGACTTGTGCCGCTGTCGCATCGTTCGACGATCCAAGCGTGGAACAGTCCAAGAAGCCAGTCTTGCGTGCGTTATTTGCCACACCCGGGATTGTCGTTGCCGTATAAAATGGGATGTATCCCGTTGTTGGCCACGATGCCATTGTGAGGTCAAGGTTAGGCAAAACAATGCTTGTTGCATCGGTCGTATACACAGGGCCAGTCCACGCGTATGCGAGTCCAGGCTGTGCGCCAACCTCCCACTGCTGTACGCCATTCTCCGTGATTAGCGTAGAAGGCTTCGGACAGAACAGCGGAATGTCATTCGTCGTGACTGTGCCGCGCACAAGAGCCACCGAGTAGTCATCCGTATTTCCAAGAATCGGAGTCAGGCGGGTTTCGCGGAAGCGCGCATACCGTCCGTGAGCTCCATTCGTTGTAACGCCTGCATCCACGTTAGTCGTGACAAGAATGTTGGTGTCATAGTGAATTGAGTCGCGCGTGCGAGTAATCAAACCAGATGAGATCGTCTGGTCATACGTCGAGCTGCCCAGGTCACCCAACCCTCGGCCTCGCTTAGCGTGATGCATGATGACCTTCCCGAAAACAACGGGTTCTGTCTGAGTCTGAAATTTCTTCTTG